CGAGCAGGCTTATCAACTTGCAAAAGCTTTAAATTTTGGAGCCACTATTCAGTAATGGATAGATGCAAACAGGGAGAATTACTGGGACACCTTAACGTAAAGACGAAGGCAATCAGTAGCCGAGCCGAGTAATCGGAAGGTTCAACGACTAGGATTTCATCCGTAGGGCCAAGTGGTCCGAAGCACCCTGCAACCCTTAAGGGGGTTGATGATATAGTCTGATCTTTATAGAAATATAAAGCACCGTTTGACGGTGGGTATGAACTAACGAATCATACTTAACATAATGCAAAAGAGATTAAGCGTGATATGGAAGCAATTTTATTGAGTAACCAGGTAGCAAGTGCCGGAAGTGCGGCCGCTGCCAGAACACTCGGTGGGTTGCAGACATGGATTAATACCAACGGAGATTTCGGCTCCGCAGGTGTTGCAGGCAATTTAGGTACGACAGCCAGAACGGATTCTAGTGAAGCTGAAAGAACCTTTACAGAGACCCTTTTGAAAACCGTGGTTAAAGAAGTTTATGAGTCCGGTGGAGACCCATCTATTTTGATGGTCACACCTGCGCATAAGCAAACTGTGTCAGCATTTTCAGGCATAGCGGCTCAGAGGTATATGGCTCCTGCCGATCAACCTACTACGATTGTAGGGGCGGCAGATGTGTATATGTCGGATTTTGGAACGATATCCGTTGTTCCGAATCGATTCATGCTCTCTGGAAACTCGGCAGATGATGTGGCTCTTGTACTGGACCCAGAATATGCAGAAGTAGCATATCTGAGACCGTTTGAGACCAATGATCTAGCCGTTGCAGGAGATCAGGCTAATAAACAACAACTCGTAGCAGAATACACGCTAGGAGTTCTCAATGAGGGTGCCCACGGTATCGTTGCAGATTTAGCGTAAGTTGTACTTTAGGGGGGTTATTCTGTTTTCATATTTAACTCCATAAGATGTGTTACCTAGAATGAGCCCCTCTTTCCTTTTGAAATAAAAAATTATGGAAATTAAAAAAACAACCTATCACCCCGACGGTGAGGGCGGTGTAATCATTACGGAAACGCAAGATGTTACCGACATTGTTGAAAAAAACAAAAAGGAATACAACTTGTATGATGAACGCGCCAGATGGTCGGATGAATTATTAGGAAACAAGATTGCATCGATTCCTTTAGCAGTAATTGATGATTTAAATAAAAAGAAGATTCTCCAGGGGTTTCGTGTTATGGATGAGAAAAAGTTCAAGGCATGGTTAAACGATGGAGACAATCGATTCTTTCGAACTAGAACCGGACAAGTATAATGGCCTTTTCAAATTACTCGGAATTACAATCGCTAGTAGCGAACTATCTTGCAAGAGATGATCTGTCATCCCAAATTACAGATTTTATCAAACTCGGTGAGATTCGCCTGCGAAGGGATTTGCGTTTGCGCCAGATGTTAAGCACAACCGATTTAACTATCTCGAGCCAGACCGTTTCTCTGCCGTCTGATTTCTTAGAACTTAGAGATTTGCACCTGGATACAACTCCTGTATTACAACTGGATTATTTATCTCCCTCTTTTTTCTTTCGCAACGGCAGAACAAAAGAAAGAGGACAGCCAGTATTTTTTACAATGACCGGAGATACTTTTGTCTTTGGGCCGATCCCAGATCAAACGTTTACAGGAAAACTTCTGCATTATGCGGCACCGGATTTTCTAAGCGATAGTAATACAAGTAATACCTTTTTAGTAACTGCGCCAGATGCTTTGTTATATGCCGCATTAGGTGAGGCAGAACCGTTTCTAATGAACGATCAAAGGTTAGCTGTTTGGGCAAGTCTGTATGATCGAGCCAAGAATAATCTTACTGCATCTGATGATGCGGCAGAATACTCTGGTAACCCTATGACGATGAGTGTGGCTTCATAATGGAAAAGATTTCGTTTGGGGAGTGGTTACCCGATCAACCTCCGGTAGCAGGTGCCCTAGTAGATGCTTTTAATGTAATTCCGAATCAAATTGGTTATGGTCCGCTGCCATCGGTATCAAATATTAGTAACGATGCCAGTGATAATTTGAATGGATTATTTAGTGGAAGATTTGGAAGTACTACGAAAGTTTTTGCTACATCTAGTACAAAGATTTTCGAATATTCCTCATCGAACTTAAACCTTACAAATATCTCTCAGGCAGGCAATTACAGCGCATCAGAGACCGGCAGATGGTCTTCTACCCAGTTTGGCAAGGTTGTATTAGCGGCAAACGGAGAAGAGATCCTGCAAGCCTATACACTGGGTACAAGTAGCAACTTTGCAGATGTGGCAAGTGCTGCTCCGACTGCGCATTTTGTAAGTGTTGTTAGAGACTTTGTGGTTTGTGGAAGAACGAATGAATTTCCAAACAGAGTGTTCTGGTCTGATATTAATGATGAGACAGACTGGGTGCCTGGTCCAACTTCTCAGAGTGATACCCAAGATATTGCTGATGGTGGAAACATTCAGGGAATTACAGGAGGCGAGTTTGGATTAATCTTTTTACAAAAAAGCATTTCTCGGATGACTTATGCAGGTGCGCCACTGTATTTTCAGTTTGATACGATTAGTAGGGGGTTAGGTTGTTTAGAACCAAAGTCGATTGCGCAATATGGAAATCTATCATTCTTTTTAAGTGATGATGGGTTTTATATGTGCGATGGAACAAAGGTGATTCCCATCGGTGCAGAAAAAGTAGATCGATTCTTCTTTAACGATGCAGAACTTGCTCTTTTAAATAATATGAGTGTAGCAGTTGACCCTGTAAGAAGATGTGTATTTTGGCTGTATACGAATAACTCTTCTGCGCAATCCATCATTATTTACAACTGGCAGATTCAAAAATGGAGTAGAGGAGAGACCACCGCAGATTTTATCTCTAGTGTTGAGACAGAAGGAATTACGTTAGAGAGTTTAGATAATTATTCTTCTAGTATTGATGCACTAGGAATTAGTTTAGATGATCGATTCTGGGTGGCAGATAATACATTACTTGCCGGTGTACAGGATGCAAAGATTGTCGCTTTTAGTGGGGCAAACTCTGGAGCAGAAATTGTAACCGGAGATTTAGTAAGTCAGAACTCCATCATTACTTTAGCAAAACCACAGATTGATGGCGGTACTGCAAATGTATCGGTTGCAAGTAGAGCCAGACTTGATAGTTCCATTTCGTTTGGAAGTGTTGCGCAAGCTGATGCAGAAAATAGATGCTCACTTCGATCTCATGGAAGATATCACAGAATCAAAGTTCTTCCGAGTGGAAATTATACGAGTGCCGTAGGAGTAGATTTAGATATCAAAGCAGGAGGGATGCGTTGAGTCAATACCGCGTACTTCCTTATAGTGGTGCCGAGCCTCGCCAAATATCCGAGGTAGTAAATAATGCAATGGCAGGAAAAATTAATAATACCGGCTCGATTAATTTGACTGCATCAAGTGCAACGCAAACCAATTTAGATGATGCCCGTATTGGCCCAGATAGTGTTATTAGTTTT